AAGTCCTGGCTCTTTCACTCCGAGCGGCGCAACACCGGCGGCAGACCTCGCAGGTCTCAGCGCCTGTACAGCCAGCCCGACGACTCCGTGGACTGAGGGTCAGCACGTAGTTCTCGGTGACAACAGCCACGCATACTGGGATGGAACGACCTGGCAGACAGGTGATGCTCCGCCTCCGATCGTGCGCGGCGGAGGTTCAGTTCCTCAATCACCGAACGTTCCTCAGGCCAGACGGTAACGACGAACCGAAGGAGTGGGGACTTCGGTCCCCATTCCCCTTAAGGAGCAATCATGTATCCTCCTGGTGATGCTGCGCCTCCTCAGATGCCTCAGCGTCGAAGAATGATGGGTGCGGGTCCGGGACCTTTAGCTGGTCCTCGTCCGCCGATGCGACCTCCAGGAATGATGGGACGAGGTCCTATGCCTGGGATGGGCGCGCCACAGGGACTCGGTGGAGGTGTGCCTCGGATGCCAATGCAAGCACCTCCGCAAGGACCGATGCAAGGACCGAATCCAAACCAAGTAGATCCAATCACATTGGAAGCAGTGCGAGGACGACGTCCTCCGGCACTATACTGACGACGAACCGAAGGAGTAGTCAGCCGAAGGAGTAGTTAGGTGCCTGCCAAGTCTGCTAAGCAATATCGTTTCATGCAAGCAGCCGCGCACGGTGGACTGAAGGGTCCTCAGAAGATCGACCCTGCTGTCGCAAAGGAGTTTGTCGATAAGACTCCGACGAACCGAAGAAAACTTTGGAGTAAGAAGTAATGCCTACTTATAGTGTTCCCGCTGGAGTTCCGACAATCCTCCTGCAAAATGTCATCTATGCTCTACCTGCGCGCGCGTGTATGCTCTTTACTGAGCCAGCGTGTGAAGTTGGGCAAACTATTACTGGTCCCTGGACTGCACCTGTTGCAGGTGTGCGCACCGCAGCCTCATTCATTCGATGCACGACTGGCGCAGCTACGGTGACGGCTAAGGTCTAATGCCATTTCAGTTAGTAGATGGCAACAAAGTCTGGGAGCCTAACAAAAGGCAAACAGACTTCATCAAAATCCCCGACTCGATCTTTGAGGCGATGTACGGGGGCGCGGCCGGTGGAGGTAAGTCAGAAATCCTTCTGATGTTACCCATTGTTCGAGGGTGGTATCAGAATGCTTTCTTCAAAGGAATCATATTCAGGCGCACCTTCCCAGAGTTGGAAGAGTCGCTTATCCCCAGATCGAGAGACATCTACCCACTTTTCGGAGCAACCTACAATGACACAAAACATCGCTGGACATTTCCGTCGGGAGCCTGGATTCAGTTCAGCTATATGCTGCGCGCTGAAGATGCTAGGTCCCACGACACCGCCGAATACAACTACATAGGTTTCGATGAACTCACGGCGTTTGAAGAATTCCAGTACGTCTTCCTCACGTCCAGATGTCGTACTTCAGATTCTTCTTTACCTGCAATCGTTAGGGGTGCTACTAACCCTGGTAACGTCGGCCATGCTTGGGTTCGTCGTCGCTTTGTCGAACCTGCTAGAGCAGGATACACCAAGATCTTTGACAGAGCAGCCAAAAGCTACAGAATCTTCATCCCCGCCAAGCTGACAGACAATCAGTTCTTGATGCAGGCGGACCCTAACTACATCAACAGACTCCAACTTCTACCACTTGCGGAACGTAAGGCCAAGCTCGAAGGTGACTGGTGGACATTCACTGGTCAGGTATTCGACGAATATCGCTTTGAGCATTTCGCAGGTGAGCCAAAGAACGCGCTCCATCTCATAGATCCATTTCCAATTCCAGCTTATTGGCCCAGGATTGTAGGAATTGACTGGGGTCATGCAGCAATGACGTGGATAGGTTGGGCGGCCGTCGCGCCTAACGGACAAGCCTTCATTTACCGTCAGTACGGTCAGAAAAACAGGAAGATCGTTGACTGGGCTAGCGACTTTGTTCGCATATCTCAGGAAGAAATCATAGATTCAGTAGTGATCGACCCGTCAGCGAAAAGACGGGAAGGGGATTTGAAGTCGATATTGCAGCAGTTCAGCGATGTCCTTAATCCTCCTAATCTAGAACAGAGATTCAAGATACAATTAGCAGATAATGATCGCATCAGTGGTAAAATGCTGATGCATGAATACTTGAGATGGAAGCCAAAGCCAGAACGTATCATACCAAAAGAGGGCTACTCGATTGAGATCGGTGCGCGTATCTTCAGAATCTATGGAGAAAAGGCATATAAAGAGTATGCCTCGATGTTCGAGCCGGAGAAGCCGGAAACGAACCTCCCGAAGCTCCAGATTTTCAAGAACTCCCGCATGTATGTGGACAAGGATCTCGGAGCGCTCGAAGACGTTATTCCGCTCTGCATCTATGACGACACCCGAATGGAAGACGTCATGGAGTTCGATGGCGATGACCCGTACGATGGGTGTCGCTATCTCGTAAAAGAGATACATCGTTGGGTTGAGCAGAGTGTTACAGTAAGTGAAGATCGAGAAAGACTGAATGCGGTCCTTGAGTTCCTACAGAACACAGGAGACATGACCGGATTCTACAGAAAGATGGAAAAGCTCGAGCGCGACAAGAAACATAACGATCGTCCAGTTAAACTCTTTCACAAACGACCAAGACGTTCAAGATTTCCTTACTACGTGGCGCACTGAAAGGCAAAAATGCTGATCATCATCGTCATCTTGATTCTGCTCCTAGCTACTGGTCCGTGGTATCCCTACAGCCGTAACTGGGGATACAGTCCAGTAGGGCTTCTCTTACTAATCCTCATCCTGTATCTTTTGTTCGGTCGAGGGAGACTCTAAATTGCTTGAGTGGTTCAAGAGTCTCTTCGTTCATACGTATACTCTTCCACAGTCCTGTGCTGGGTGTGTCGCGCACAGAATGCACATCGAGGACTTGCAGAACCTTCTCAAGTCAGAAAGAGAAAGTTATGCAAGTCTACTTGCGATGGTCGTTCCTGCGACGAACCGAAGTCAAGCTTCGACTGAGGATCAGGCCACCGAAGGTGGCATGAAGCCACTCAGAAACAATCTTTCTATATCTCAGCTCAGGAGAATGGCAGAACAGCATGAGCGAGAGCAGCATCCCAATGCCAACAAGGAATATTGGGAGCGCGTGCAGGCCGACTACGACAAAGCTGGAAAACTTCCTACAGTTGAAGTAAATGGCTGAAGGTTACGGATACGACGACGGTCTGTATGGTCGGGCCATACGCGCGCTCGGCGGAGTGCGTGATTGGTGGAATACGCCTCGTCCTCCGACTAGATTTGAGCGTCTCCGTGGTGGCATGGACCCTTTCGAGCCCCCTGGTGGTGATGTTAATCTTCCTGTAATGCCACCTGTTAAGGAGCCTTTCTCTATTCCTACTCCTGAGAAAATTGGACAGGCAGTTGGAGGCAAGCTCAGATCAGCAGGTCAAAAGATTGCAAAGAACGTTGGTGACTACACCGAACATCTTCGTAATGAGTTCAGGGGAACTCAAGATGTCGGTGATGTCGCGAGCGTTCTTGGTGAAGATATCAAGACAGGTTACGAATCCCTTCCTCAGTCTACAAGAGATAAACTCGGTAAAGCCTCAGGAGTCCTTGGTGCATCTACTGAGAGTATAGGTCGAGCGGGTGGTGCATACCTGGACGTTATTGATCCAAGAAACACAGGCTCTGAGAAGAAGCCTATGTCCGATGTGGCCTGGGAAGGTCTCAAGGGCGTCAAGTCAGGCTACGAAAAGGGAGCGTTCCACGCCAGCGATCTAGGACAGGAAACTCTCAAACGCACGGGCTCGACAGGAAGTAAGATACTTGATGCCCAGATTCAATTAGCTCTAGGATCTGTCGATGCACTTGGATTAATTCCTGCTGGCGCTGTCCTTGGTGCAGGTGCTGACGTTGCTCATGGTGTGATGGGAGGTTGGTTACCTCCTAACCTTTGGAAGAAAGTTCGTGGTGTTGAGGGTTTCACACATCAGCTAAATTACGATAGTGATGCTGAGAAAATTCTTAAGACTGGTTTCGGCACACATTCTGGTGAGGATGTGATAGAGCGCATGGGTCATGCAGGTTATTACACACCTGCTCAGGCCAAGGCAGCTCGTGCGTCAGGTAAAGCTCCAACAGGACAGTCCAATCAGAGCTATTCTTATGGTAATCAATTACCCCTAGACTTCCCAGAGACTACAAAAGTTCTAGATGTCCGAATGGCACCTGTGCCTCGTGAAGATATCGATGTAATTCTTTCTAGGCTTGATCCAGTTAAAGATAAGAAATACATACAGGACATCGAACATGCATGGGAAGCTCAGCGTCCTTATGCTGAGGCAGTACCACATGCAGATGTCAGGTCAGGCAAGATCAAACCCGCAGTTCTCGCAGCACACTATAAGACTCTGGAGGCAGACCCGGTAGCGAAAAAGGCTATTGAAGATCTCAATTCCCTATTGAGCTATCCTAGTCATAGTGATGTGGGATACGTAGGCACAGTGCATGGTATCGGTGGTGTGCCTGGGAAGACAGGAACATCCGCACTTAATCATCCAAGTATGCCAATGGAGTATGGTGCGATTCACTATACTGACTATGTGGCTGGTAATGGTTATGGTAAACAAGGGTCGATAGCGTTTGATCCAAGACAAACTCTAACTGCTCCAGTAGGCTCTACCCTAGATCCTAAAAAGACTCCCTGGCAGACGATGGGACTTGCCCCGGCTGGCACGCCCAAGGGAGATTATGGTTCGTCATACTTCAAGGGAATTATACCTTCAGACGCTCCAGGTGGGGTGTCAGCACCACTCCCAGGACAGGCTCCTGGACTACCTGTAGTTCAGCCTCCACCGACTTCTCAAGAGGCTCAGGCGCTAAAGTGGGCTGAAGAAAACCTCAATCCTCCGAAGATCAAACCAAAGAAGCCTAAGGTCTATCCTGCTGAAGGACCAATGCATGAGGGTCAGCCTATCTCGACATACGAGCAGGGGACTCTCAAGGAGCTTGAAGCTGCTGGTCGACCTCTTGATAAAGTTCAGACAAAGAAGCTCGCTGCTATTAAGCAATATGAGAGTGGTCGACTTCCTGTCGAGGCTCCGACCGCTGTTATCCCAGAGCCATCAAATAGCTACATAGGCGACATGCTTAATGCAGCTCAAAAAGGTGATAACCCTGAGAATATCCAAGGTTCTTGGGGGATGCTACTTGGCTCTGAGCAGGTAGAATTTTCTCAGAACTACCCAGATTTGTACGAGAAGATTAAGCCTATTATATTCCCTGCACCCGAGGTTGCAGGTCATCCTACTGATTCTCATTGGGCTAGCTTTGGTGCTACTACACCTCCATCTGCTGGTACGTTTGCTGCCAACCTCAAGAACGGTGGGACATACGATGAGATTATAGAAGCATATAACAAGATGTCTCCTGGAGGAAAAGAAGACTTCCAAGACTTCTTTACGAACGAGTATGATCTTTTTCAAAATATTGTAAAGGCTAATGAGCCTGCAAATCGTCCAGCATCGATGGAGAAGCATTGGAATGATGTAGAAAATATTTTTGAGGAGGCTGGATTCAACGGAGAGGCCTTTAAGAACTGGCATAAAGGAAATCCAGATCTAACTCCTGAGCAGCTTCATATGGCAGCTGTTGAGGAATTAGGAAATGCTGGACATTATGAGGCGGCTGAGGATCTGCAAAAACTCTGGGACATGAAGGTCGCGGGAGATACAGTTGATTCCCCACCGACTTCTTCTGGTCAAGATTGGTCGTTGGAAGTTCCTCATCCTGAGGGAAAGGTAGATGTGTTTGATCCTGGAAGTGGAAAGTCCTTTGGAACTTTCGACTCGCAGGCTCAAGCGGATGCTTTTATAAATAATCATCCACATAGAAAATTTCTAGATTCTGCTCCTCATGACCCGTTGTACATGGCAGGGGAGACTGAATTCCCGTCAGCAGTACAGGGTCAAAACCTAGATGTCGCTG